CCGATCAGGATTTCATTAACTATAGCCTCTTTCAACTCACTTCGTGGGTTATGCCGATGACTATTGCCGGTCGTTTCATGAAGATGGAGTTTAAAGATATTGGAGTTGGACTTGTCGCTTTGGGGGTCACTAAAACACTTTTAGAAGCTGGGGGAATTATTCATTATTAAAGATTTCGCGGGAACTATGAAAAAGCGATGCTGCTTACAACAAAACCCATTTTCATTCGTCCACGTGTAACTTTACGCGCCAAAAAGGACAATTTTGTTGAACCTACTGAAGCTCCTGGTGAAGGGAATAGACGATTTCCGTCTATTGATCAATCACCAGATGAAATTGATAAAGAAGTAAATCCAGTCAAGAAATTCTTGATGGATGTATTTAAACTCAAAGAGATTGATTATGAAAAGTTTCACGAAGAGAGTAAGTGGGCCATTCGCCCAAATAAAAAGGATTAAAAACAAATGAATATTAGTAATTATAATATGGATCTAAGCAAGATTCCCAATGTTGTTAAGCAAATCCTTCAAGACCGTGAGCTCCCTATGAACAAGAAGATGACAGCCTTCATGATGTTCATGCCAAAACTTCCCGAAGACCCCAAAGTTGACACTTTCGTCAATGAGAACCTCGTAGTTGGTGAAAAGATTAAGAGTCTCATTGATGATGGTAAAATTGAATTTGGGAAGTTTGACAAAGATTTTCACTTGGATGTGAAAGTTCTATAAAGATTCAAAACACTGACCCGATAATGAAAGACGTCATTATTCATGACGTGGTATCCCTCGGGTTCCTCATACCATTCTCTTTCCTATCACTGGCGGAAGTATTCTTCCGATATACTGTTTATCCACTGTTCCTAACACATGCACTCATAGTACATATGTTGTTTGACCTTTTATGGATACATGTTCAACCACAAATTATTCCAACGCTACGCAATTATATTAACGTCCATCACCTTGTTGTTCTTTCACTCCTCATACATCCCCTATTCAGACCCTTTGACGCACGTCTCACAGCTATTTCAGGTCTCATAGAGTTTGACACATGCTTCCTCCTTCTCCGAAGACTTTTTAGAAAATCTCGTATACTCAACCGCTTATATATGACTTCTAATCTAGTATTAAGGGTCTATTATGTAACTCTTCTAACGATTGTGTATTGGCACTACTTCAAATATGAAAACTTTTGGACGAGACTTCATATTATGAGTGGGCAAGTGTTTATTAATCTCTTCAGTTTTGGGATTTGTATACTTACGTACACAAAGGTCGCTAAACGGTCTCTTTTTGAGACCAAAATTAAACCTAGATAAAGAATAGATACTACTATTGAACAGTAATGTCTTCTCGAAAGCATTTAGTAAATTTTATTCAAGATACTTTGTCTTCATGTGATCATGAATCTTTCCGTGGGGGTGTTCAATATGAAAAAGGTGAAAACCTCATAACACCCATGACAGAAGTTTATTGGATCATCCATGATGAGATCGGTGATACCCCGATAACAGAATGGAGATTTAAGACACGTTCATATGACAGGAAAAATGTAGGAGCTGGAGATACATTAACAGCTCACGTATATGACCTTGAAAAAAACCCCCGAATGAACCGTCACATGAAAATTGACAACGTTCATCAGTTTCTCTGTGGAATAAATAACCGGTATCTTGTTACAGTATAAATCACCTCAAATCCTTATCAGCTGTGTAGTACGTCTTACCCTTCGTGACGAAGCTGTGTACTCTCGCGTATCCCCACGCTTGTGGAGAAGCTCCCGGACGATGCCCGGTTCTCCACGCAGCGAGACCCCTATTGTAGACCGTCTTGAGGGTCTTCAAAGGCACGCTAGTAGCCTTAGCAATTTCAGGGAGAGATTTGACTCCTGGGTACATCTTTCTAAACTTTTGCGTGTAGGAAGAAGTCTTTGTTTTCTGTTTCTTGTCCGTCTTGAAATCTTTATAGTCTCGCTTGAGCATCTTCTTATAGCGGGTCTCAACATCATTGAGGGTAGTGAGTCCCCTAAAGTATTTGAGGGGTGCATAGATTTTACCCTCAGATTTACGCAGCTCCCCAACCTTCTTGGTAATTTGAGCATCACTCAGTGACATCTTACTTTTTCCTGAGATATTTTATAGCCATTTCGATATTTGGATACACTTTAGATTCAAACCTGACACGACCAGTTTTAATGTTAACATATCCTTTGTGACCATTAAAGTATGCCCTGTGAATATCACCCATATAAAAAATACAACATTATAATAATCAGCGGGGATGGGTCTTTCAATTATTATGGGAAATATGTTTTCAGGTAAAACTTCGGAACTTATTAGACGACTTAAACGTTTTAAAGTTATTGGTAAGAACATTCTCGTGGTCAATTCAGCGAAAGATACTAGGTCTCCAGATGAAGTTTTGAAGACCCATGACAATGTAAAGTTTAATTGTCACAAAGTACATGATCTTTATGACTTGGTGTATAAAGATGACTTTGAGATTGCTGATATCATCGCCATTGATGAAGCTCAATTTTTTCCCCGTCTCAGAAAATTTGTGGAGTATTGCCTATTTGAAAATAAGACTGTAATTATCGCAGGTCTAGACGCTGATTCATTCCAGAGAAAATGGGGAGAAATTCTTGACTGCATTCCACTGGCTTGTGAAGTTACCAAACTTTCAGCTCTTTGTATGTATTGTAATAACGGAAACCCAGGTCCATTCACGAAGAGGACTGTGGACAACAAGGAACTAGAACTCATCGGTGGAAGTGATATGTATAGTGCAGTGTGTCGTAAGCATTTAGAATCTCCTGACGTCTAAAATAAGGACAATTCTTTTCTGCGTTCCAGTTTTAATAACACCATGGATATTTGCGTGATCAAATAGAAATTCTTCACCTTCCTTATGTTCGTGTGTTCCATTCTCGGTATAGAGTGTGCAATCCCCACCACTCTCTATAGTGAGATGATACCGAAGCAATAGATTTGTTTCAGCACGGTGTGGAGCTAGAGACATAGGACCATCCATCACCGAAAAAAGTGCTGTATCTTTATTAATACATGGTATCTGGTTAATGAGACTTTTCAAAAGTGGAAAGTCGCTCACTTTGTAATAATAGTAATTTGGGTTATTATCAAACCACGAATCAAGTTCATGAAAAAGGTGTTTCTTAGCACCTTTCGAAACTTCTTCAAACTCTCTGCGAATTTTATCATAGTGTAACTTGATAAGCCAAAGACCTGGGAAATTTTTTACATCGTATTCTGAACGCCAATCTATCAGGTCTACAAGAGTATTTCTAATACCCACAAGGGGTCTCATTGGTTTTTGGAAGTACAACTTGTCTATGGGTGATTTCATGTAATCATAAAGTATCAGAAAGATGGGTAACAACAGAAGATTCCACATTATTTTCTCTGTATAAAATAAAAATGCCCGGTTACGGTGGAAAGCGTATGGAAAAATACACCCCAATCCCCACTAACGAAGTTGACACTGTTGAGAAGCGTTTTGTGATGCCAGCGCTACCCAGGTTCACCATTGTTCAGTTGACCCTCATCGGTCTCCTCTTGGCCTATGCCTGGAGTACCCGCAAGATGAACCGCGCCACTGTGTCCACTGTGGCCCTTGCGATTGGCCTCCTTCATATGTATGATCACCTTTATCGTGTCAAGCGTGGTGATGAACGTCTCTTTTTCTTCCCCGAAGCGAAGAAGGAGGGTTACTGTGGCGCGTGCCGTAAGTAATTAAAACAACAAAAAATCCTTAAACGTTTTTATTTTGCCATTCAAAATTAATTTATAATACACTTTTTCTACACCAGAAAGACGAGTATATCTTAATTTTGATTTTTTAAGAATTTCAAATATATTGTCCTCGGGAGAATAGTCTAATTCTGGTAAAAATTTATGAATGAAATTGATCTTATTTTGGTATATGGATAAATGGTATCTCATAAAAGGATACACGATTTTGCTCATGTATATCTTATTTTTTTTCTGTTTAAGTTATTAAATAGACATGTATGATGTCAAAATTATCAGAAGCCCTGATCGTAAAAAGAAGTTCAGGGCCATCCTCGGGGATGGGAGAACCGTTGACTTCGGGGCCAGTGGATACTCGGATTACACTAAACATAAAACACCTTCAAGAATGCGTTCCTATGTTCTTAGGCACGGTGGAAGAGTTCCTAGACGTACTACTACTGAAAGAGATCCAAAAAAAATTCAAACATTGATGCTCAGTGTCAATTCCAGTGATAAAGAGGATTGGAAAATCAGTGGTATTGACGGTGCGGGATTTTGGTCGCGGTGGTACCTCTGGAGTTATCCAGATTTTGAAAGTGTGAAAAAGTTTATGTCAAAGAGGTTTGGAATTAAATTTGTAAACTAATAATAGATGTTTGGCCTAATTGTCATTCCAATCATATTTTTGATATTTTATCTTCTATTCAAATACAAGAAGGATCTGGGGATAAAAGATGAAGAGAACAAACCACCACCTATAGATCCAAGTGCCCCAGGTGTTCACTATTACAAAGAGTGTGACTACATGGGTGAACACAAACACACGGACCAGGAAACAACTGTGACAGACGACTTCAAGTCAGTCCGTGTTATTGATGGCTTTGATGTTAGAGCTTACGGTGTAGATGACGTGGAAGTACTTGTCAACTCAACTAGGGGAGTTACAAGTACGATCAGATGTACACCCTTCAAGAGTATGGAAATTACATATGATTAATTATTCGCGAGACCTCTTCTTCTGAGATTGGCTCGAAGATCGGCCATGAGCCTGGCGCGCGCGTTGTTGATGACTGGTTTAGGTGGTGCACGCATTGGGGGTGGTGGAGGAGGTGGTGGTGGAGCGGCGGCAGCTCTAGATGGTCTGGGTGCGCGTGGAATATTGGGTTCAGCCTCTTTGAGAACCATTTTACAAACCTTGATGAACTTCTTCGCATCTCTAGCCTGATTTTCGAGGGTTGGTTGAGACTTCTTCTTCTTTCTGTCAATTTTAGCTTGGAGTTCCTTTTTGGTGAGTTTGACGCGTTTACCTTTGACGTCCTTAGTCACCCTGAAGCCTAACTTTTTGACCCTTTCTTTGAGATCCATTTACTATGTACGAGAAAATTATTGATACCTGACACCAGCCCTTGTGGCGGCATCGTCAATCTCATCAACTACCTCCCACGCCCACATACATTCTTCGGTATTTGCATCGTGGTGTTCACAAATAGTGTGAGCAATGTCAAGAGCCTCATGAAGAATCATTTTTAGTCGCATCTGTCTCACTGAGAGTTTTTTTGGTTCATGAAGTGAGGGAGCTTCATACATCTGTTGGAGAGCTACACGTCTAATTTCATTTATTTTCAATTTGTTGTGAAATGCATCACTATGTTGAGCTCTACATTTCACAGTGGGTCTAACTCTTATCATTTACTAATACATATATTTAAAGCTTTAAAGCTTGTAACAAACATGGAATACATCTACGAAATAGATAATGTTATTTCAAAAGAAATGTGTGACACATTGATAAAACGTTTCCAGAACGACGACAGGAAAGGTCCGTCAATGACATATGGTGGTATACAACGAGATGTTAGAAAATCAACTACTCTACATTTTTCTGGATTAGACGACTGGAAGGACCTTGACAACGAAGTATTCAAAATTTTTACAAAGTGTATTAAGGAATATGGTGAGTATGTTAATAGTTATACATCGGGGTCAGATTGTGGCAGTATATTTGTAGATCTAGTTGACGAAGGGTATTTTATTCAAGAATATCGTTCAGGTGAATTCTACAAATGGCATGTAGATGACGGGAAAGTACTTGATGGAAGGCGTCGCAATATTACATGTCTACTGTACCTGAATACATTAGAGGAAGATCAAGGTGGTACTACCGATTTTTGGTGTGGTAAAAAAGTTAGACCGAAGCAAGGTAAAATGTTAATTTTTCCATCGTGTTGGACATATGTTCATAGAGGTGCACCAGTTAAGAATGGTGGTGTAAAATATGTATGCGGAACGTGGGGAGCTTAGAGATTACAACCAGGTATGTATTATGGAAGCTAGTATAGTAATAACAAAGGTGTTACTCCCACGTATTAGACAACTCGAACAGGAGGTTGCCGAATTAAGAAAGCAAACATGGCCTTATGTTCAGGCTCAAAAGGAGGAT